AACGTCCTCAACCACCTATGAAACCTTCTGCCGAACTTGTTAAGTTTCTTAAACTCGACAAAAGCAATCTCTACAGTCGCGCTGATGTAATGAAACTTGTATCTGAATACATTAAAACTAAGAAACTTCAACTTGATGATAACAAACGTAAATTTCATCCTGATAAGGGTCTAGCTAAATTCTTTGGTCTCTCTGGAGCAGCTGTTAAAGATATGACTTTTGTTGAAATCAACAAATACATCTCGCAACATCTTACCAAAGTTGAATCTGAATCTGAAGGTGATAGCAAATCTGTTTAAATGTAAGATTATCTAGTTATATAATATATAAACATGACCTTATTAGAAAAATATGATACAAAAAACTTACAAATTTTTATTGGAATTTTAGCAACAATTGTTGTCATTTACAGGTTATTTTTTATGATGTTACCCATGTTTCGTGCTGGATTTAAAGAAAATAATTATGCAAAAATGTTTAAATCATTATCTTTACTAGTATAAAAAATTTTTTTCTAATATTTTAATTTTTATGTAAATTATAATTAATTTACTTTATTTAGAATAATCCGAAGAGTTTTTTGCTTTTGCTGCTTCCTTTACGACTCACTTTTTTAGTGTTTTTAGCAGAGGCAACCTTAGCTTTTTTGGATTTCTTGCGGAAAGCTTTCATGACACCAGATGATTTACCATCGGTTCTCTTGCAGTTAGGGAGTTTATCAACATTAACAGATTTAGCAACACTCTTGTAATTAATGGTGTATTCTTTATCGGTTCCTTTAAAAAGAACGACTGGTTTAGCTAACTTCATTCTGTTGAGTTTGTAGGAAAATAATTTTCCTTCAGAACCACGTGTTGTTTCTTGTACGGTTATAACAAGAGTGCAAACACCTTTTATTCTTTTAACGCGGCAAAGCTGGTTAAATGCTTTTAACGCAGCACTTGCTGGTGATTTACCAGTGTATCTTCCTGGTTTAAATTTAGTATCACATTTGTTTTGTCTTTTTGCGTCAACAACTTTAAACGTTCTAACTTCTTTGGCCATTATAGTTATATAATATTGTTAGAAAATTTATTCTCACATATCGTCAATTTCAATCCACTCAATATTAAGTTCTTCTGTTTTAGGACTTTCTGATTGATTACTCATTTCTTCTAGTTGATTACTTGAATCTTCTGTATCAACAATATATTTTTGCTGTTGTTGAATCATTTTATTTTTTAATCTCAATTTATTTCTTTTTAAATTAGAAACTTTATGTTCTAAATAATCAATCCTATCAAGAGCACATTTTTTTTCATTTTCTAGCATAGTTGCATGATGTTCTAATTTTTCAACATAATTTAATAAATTTTCAAGATATTGTTTTTCAATACGGACGGTTGCCATTATAACTGTTATATACTATACTTCTTTAAAAGATTTTCTTAAATTGTGTAAGTAAAAAATATTCTTTTATTTTTTTAATTTATTTATTTCATCATTCGAATAACTTCTTTAACATTATCCAAATTAGCGCCAGTAATACGATTTGTGACTTCACTCCCGCCTTTATAAAAAACAAAAGTAGGAAGTTGAGCTACATTAAAACCACCATCACCGGCAATTTCTTCCCATTCATCAACATCTATATAATAAAACTGAATACTCTTGTTTTCTTCAGCTAATTTATGTATATCTGGCGTTATTCGTTTACAAGGTCCACACCATTTAGCAGAAAACTGAACACATACTGCCTTTCCAGAATCAATTGCACCGAGAATATCATGTTTATTTTCGTCATATACTTCCATAATTATATTATGTTAAGATATATATACTCATACTCTATGGTTTAAGTCATTTTCGTAATATATAAATGTAATTTTCACGCAAATAACTTAATTGTCTCTCCCCCTCTAAATAACGATCACGATTCAATCTTGTAATAGTATCTTCTGATAATATATTTTCTATTTTTGTAGTTAAATTAACAATTAATAATAAAATTTTAAACATAGTTTGCTTAGCTTCTTTCATAACAAAATATAAATAAGATAAAATCGTTTTTTTATTTTTAATTTCATACTTCATATAGGTTGATAATGCATTATTTGCCTCTTTTATAAAATTAACAGAAGCCGTCGACAATAGTTCATAATTTTCGTTATTAATAGATTTTATTATAGTTAATTTAAGACTAGTAAGTTTAAATAGTTTTTTATTTAAAATCTCCGTAAGAGACATAGTCATCTCCTTATAATTAGTTTAGATTTAACCCTAAAGATAATTATCATATAGATACTAACTGAAATGATTTCTTTAAATTACAATAATGTCTTTAGCTAGTTTAACAATTAAAGGACACGACATTGCATTCAAATCTGTTATTCATTATGTACATAAATTTTTAGAAGAGGAAGGTGAAACAAATTATATAGTGAGTGGCGGTAGAATGAGACGCGTTCGTGATAATACAATTACAATTCATTATTTCCCTAAATTAGGAAAGTCGGAATTTACGTTTAAAGAAAAAAAGATTATTTTAACTAATGAATATGAGGGGAATCCGGTATTTGCGGAAAGAAATATCGATAAATATAATGAAATCAAACTAGAATGTGAAGATTTAACTGTATTAAAAGATTTTATTAAAGAATCAATTGATTATTTTTATCAGAATATTATGGAAAAAGCATCCGAAGATGATAAGATTATGTGTTGGATCTGGGATGAATTCTGGGAGGATGTATATAAACGCAGAAAACGCAAAATGGAATCAATCTCTCTCAATGGAAAAGAAGATATAATTCTAGAAGATATGAAAAACTTTCTTAGTGAAGATACAGAAGAAAAATATAATATTCTAGGCATTCCATATAAAAAGAATTATATTTTTGAAGGATTGCCTGGAACAGGTAAAACGAGTCTAATTTATGCAATTGCCAGTGAATTAAATTTAGATATTGCAATTCTTAATTTTAAAAGAGATTTTGATGATGTTAAATTTATGAAAGCAGTGCAACATATTCCTGAAAATACAATTTTAGTCCTTGAAGATATTGACGTTCTATTTCAAGAGAGAAAAAATAGTGATGAGCATAAACATGGTATTACTTTTAGTGGATTACTAAATGTATTAGATGGACTAGGACATCAAGATAAATTAATTACAATTATGACAACAAATTACATGAATCGTCTCGATAAAGCACTTATTCGTCCAGGTCGTATTGATTATTGTCTTCATTTTGATTATGCAACCAGAACACAAATCAAACATATGTTTATGCGTTTCTTCCCTGAAAAAGATGAAGAATGTGAAGAACTTCTTAATTATATTAAGAAAAATAAACTAAAATTAACCACAGCAATTCTTCAACAATTTTTATTTACATACATGAATGAATCAAATATTATGAAACATATAGATAAACTAGACGATTTAATTACAGTCAACAATTACCAAGAAAAACCTGACGGATTCTATAATTAAAACTTCCTACATTTATATTTAAACATATATTGCGTTCTATCTATAATAATTTTTTCCATTGTTAAGTAAATTGTTTATCTATTTATTATGCTTTTTTACTTGTTTTCAAATGGAACAATGAAAAATCACCCACTTTTAAAAAAAGTGCTACCTCATCCTAATCAAGAAAAAATACGTTCTTTTCTAGGAAGTATTGTAATATATTGTGTTGGATATGTTATTTTATTTAGTCCCTTATTTAAATTTGAATTAAATGAATTAGAAAAATATTTCTGGGCTATCTTTACAATTGATGTATTATTTACCTATGCGTACCTCTATCAAAATACAAATGAAAATCCGGAAGCATCATTAATCAATGATTCGCAAATTGAACAAAAATTAAATAGCATTTTAAGAAAAAATACAGATGAAAATAGACAAAAAAAACAAGTAAAATTTGAAAGGAATCGTGATGAAGAAACCGAAATCGACACAGGAGAATCGGAATTTGATCTTACAGAATTTGAAAAAACACTATAAATAATCATAATTATTCATATTGAGACCCAATTAAAGCGTAAAATATGTTTTTCATTTTTACTTTACAATCATTTGTAACTATATATTTATTTTTGTATTCTTGAAATTCATTAGAAAAATAAAGACATTCCCATATATCATTTCCGTTATTTTTATTAAAAAGGTATAAAATACGCGTAGTTGTTGAATCAACTATATCTTTAAAATTTGCAACATAAATATAAATTTTTTGTGAATTCTTTGCTAAAATGCCTGTGTATAAAATATTATATTTATTTTTATCATATTCATGAATAAAACCTCTATTCCATATATGTGCATACTGAAATGGTTTTTCTTTTTTATTATTTTTAATTTTTTGTTCGTTTAGAGAAACACCTAACAAAATATGCCATGTTTTTTTATGAGAATGTGCCGATATAAATTTACTTTTTTTAGTAATTTTCATTTGTTCTCTCATGCTAAACAAATATCTATGTAATTAATAAAAGAGATGTATCTTCAAGCATCAATGATAATAGTATTATTAGTCGGCATACTAGCCCTATTCCTCTTAAAGAAAAAGGAACACTTTATTGAAAATGAATGTGGATTTTTTTATGAGCATACACTTGACGAAGACACTAAAACGTATGTTAAATATCTTGTAATGGTTGCTCTTAAAGATGTTAATAAAAAAGGACATGAGTTAACTCCATTAAATCTTGAAAAAATGACGATTCGTGAAAGTAGTAATAAAGGATTTTTAGATTATAAAATATATTATTTTGTAAATAGTTGGACACATTTTTCAAATAGAAAATTACTATTTGATCTTTCCGTTCATGAAGATAACGGTATCCTTATCATTAATAAAATTATGGATGGAGAATCATTAAAACCTATTTTACCACGTCAACGAGAAAGTGAAAGAGGAAGCACATTATATAAACCAAAACAAACATTTGTCCCAAGTCCATCAGATACTTCATCTCTATTAGAATTTAACGCTACAAAAGATACAGGTGTTAGAGTTCCAGTTGGTAAAAGACAATTAACATTACCTGTTCCAGGTGAAGAAAGTGTCTGTGAACCCTTCCCTATACGTCAAATTGTACCTGTATGGGATACATATGGTATATCTGATGTTAAAAATAAGGGACAAATATGTAATGGTGGCATTTTTAGAGGTGCTCGCGAAGAAGATAAAAAAGTAGTTGGGTCAAACAATCCAACTTTATTTTTTAGAAAAGATCAAACCTATTCAAAATTATTTAGTTTAAGTGAAGGTGTTGCTTCTAAACCTATTGGTGTTGCATAAATCTAACAGTATGGAGCAACACACCATACTAAAACCTCAATCGGACCATGTTTTTTATTTTTTTCCTTTATAACCATACGAGTTCCTATTTTTTTATTTGTATTTTTATCACGAACCTCATTTATGATTGGATTCAGTAACATAATACGGTTGTTATAAACCCATGGTTGAAATTCATTCATATCTTCTTTCATAACTGCCTTAGATATAAACAAGTTTTTATTTTCTTCTGCTTCCCATTTTTCATAGGACTTATGATCATCTCTTGTCCATTCAGTTTCATCTTCAGGTAGTTCGGGCAATGTATCCTCTCTTTTTTGTTCTTTTGCATCTAAAAATAACCACGATTTCTCTTTTTTAGGGGATCGAAACAAACGATTGCCATAACGTAGTGAAAACTTATTTTCTTTAATTTGTGTAATTCCACCTACAATTCCATCGTAATTTTGGGCTAATGTTTTTGCTTCTTCAAGTGTCTTACAAAAGATTGTCTTATTTTTTCCTGTCGGGTCTTTTGGTGTTCCTCGAATATAACCCTCAAAAGGTCCTTCCCATCTTTGTCTAGGTTCTTGTAATGTTACACTCATATTTAAATGATGATGTTCAACGGTGGTGGAGCTTTCGGATTACGATTCATCATCAATTTTTTATTTTGATTTCGCAAATATTCACCAATCATAGAGGCAATTATTTCACGTGCATCTTTATATGCTTGTGTGGATTTTGCCGACATCAAAAATCGCGATTCACCTTTATTGTTCAAATATACCGGGTCTTTAATAATCATTACATTTAACTCTTTCAACTTTTTCTCTACATCGGCAAAGATATAAGCAGTATAACGCGAACGAAATGTACCCGTCAACATGTTTGTCTGTATTCAAGTTTGCGTTCTGCGTGCTTCTCTGTGAAATGTTACATGATAAATAACCTATTCTTTATATTCAATCAATTTTTATAGATAACACAATCATCGCACCTAGACATTCTAAAGGAAATATAATAGAAAATAGTAATAGAAAAGGGTTGCCCCCATTAGTTTTTATTTTTCTATTTTTTTTATGTTTTGTTTTTTTTTAATTTTTATAATAGATTTTATTTTTTTTGTTTTTTTTAGTTTTGTGGTCCTATCTAGTCAAGTCAAATCGTGCCTCGACCGGCACTAATCTTGGCATCAATCGCCTCATCCACCCTCTTCAACAGGGGCTTATCAGTCTGCTCAAGCATCTGGCGAAGCTCACTCATCTCCTTCTGAGCACTTAGAGAGCGATCAAAGAACAACAGCGTCAACTTCTCGACCATAGCGTCATCCTCTTGCTTCTTGAGAATCGTGTACATCTCATTGCTCTGCTCCATGATATCGGTCATCACACCGCGCCGACGCATCGACTCAATGATAATGTTACCAATGTGCTTCTTAGCGGCAGCAACATCAGGACCATACCCGATGATATCGATCACCGATGTATCCTTCGGATGATCCTTATCAACACGAGTAAAGGAACGCACGTTGTACCGCTTGTTGATGCTCTGGATCGTGTGCCCACCCTTACCAATGACCATCTTCATGTCATCACGCTTGATCTTAAGCGTATTGGTGACCTCACTGGTCTTGGCACTCTTTGCCCACTGACGACGAAGCGACTCGTTTGCAAGAGAAGTCATGCGAGTGAATGCATTCATCGTAGCCGGAGGATTGCCCACAACTGTAAAGTGTGGGGGGATCTCAGGGTAGGTCTGCGTGTAAGGAACAAAGGTGATGATCACACCCACCTCATCCTCGATTGTCTTGATGGTATTCCCATTCTTACCAAGAATGAACCCAATATCACTCGGGTGAACGACCATAATCATCGGGCGTGTGCTATGGTCCGTACCATAGCGCGGTGCAAACACATCCGTAATCGGAAACTGAGTGGGGATCTGCTGATGAGTCATGTTTGTCTGTGATTTCTATGCAATAAGGTTACTATCCAAATGCTTTGAAATAACAAGAACACGTAAGTGTAAGTTGTTGGTTGCGATGTAACTCGTATGAGTTGTGAAATGCTAAACTACATCATATAAAAATCGCTTTCAATTTTTAGCAATAAACCAATGAATAACCTAGAAACCTAGATATTTAATCTTCATAATAACATCCAAAACACTCTTCCGCAAATCTACGCCGAGAGATTAACTCTAGTTCCTTTACCTCTTCATCTGTTTCTGGATTTTGATTTATAATCCACCACGCTCTATCATAATAATCTTTAAGCATTTCAGCCGGCAATTTCATAATTAAATATATTTTACCATTTGCAAAAAACATGATTAAAGTGTACTTCTAAACGTATGAATAACATTACATATTCAATTTTTAAGTGCCGTTAAATTTTAAGAATAAGTTCTTACTATTTTACAAATGGAATATATTTTTAATTTTGAACCATTATTACAAAACCTTTTCCATGAAAAGATTGTTACAGAAGTTGAAGTAGACGAAATTGAACTACATGAAAATCTAAATATATTCTCAACTGAATCGAATAGTAGAAATTCTATATTACAAACCCTAACGGAACCATTAACCAGACAAGGTGTAATTTATTTACAAAAACGCCTTTCACAAAGCAGAACATTAGAAGAAATAAAACGTGAGCAAAAAGAATTAATATTTTTATTAAAGAACCCAGATGTATTAAACAAAATCTATACAGTATTAAAAAAAATTAAGGAACATGAATCTGATATTATGTGGTGTATTACAGATAAATCGTGTTCAGATAGCGAACATCTTTCTTGTGGTTATTTTCAACACCATTTTTTAAAATTTTTAAATAAATATAATCCTTTGTTATTCCTACTAAACGTATTTACAATATTAATAGCTCCAATTTACTCGGCATTCTCACCTGTAATTATTGCAATTATGCCCTATTTTTATTTCAAATTATTTACTAAGATTCCAGTGTCCTTTTTAACTTACATGAAAATTGCTAAAAATCTAGTATTTAAAGTTCCTAGTTTATCTAGCATAAAAAAAATGAGTTTATTCAGTATCTTAACAAAATTATTATCATGGTTAATCTATTTTCAAAGTGTATACAGTAACGCAAAAACATCCGAACGCACTAAGCAAATCTTAAATGAAATTCAAAGGAAACTAGAATCTATACAACAAACTCTCATACATAATAAGGAATTATTAAATACTATTTACACTACACCTATAGAACATACATTAAAAGACCACTCAGGTATTTTTAATAGAAAAACAAAATTATTTGATACAGTAAATAATTCATATATACATGATTGGTCTCCTATATTAAATGAATACAACAAGATTATACAATTCACCGATGTTAAAGAGAAAATTAAGAATGATATTAAATCGATGTATCATAGTTGGGGGCGTATCGATTATTTAGTATCATTATGTAGAACTGTCATAGATGGAAATTGGTGTATACCTTTTCTACGTAAAATCAATAAACCCTATTTATCAATTACGGATATGTATCATCCATCTATAGAAACTTCGTGTATTAAAAATTCAATCACTTTAAATAACGAACATATGTTAATTACCGGTCCAAATGCATCGTGTAAGTCAACTTTATTAAAATCCGTTGCTATTTCTGTATTTTTAGCACACAGAATAGGAATTTCACCTGGAAAACGCATGGATACTAGTTATTTTCGTCATATTTACACACATTTAAATATTCAGGACGCTATAGGTAAAGAATCATTATTTCAAAGAGAGGCTAATAAAATCAAACAACAAATACAAAAAATGAATACAACACCTGGATTACATTTCTCAATCATCGATGAATTATTTCATTCTACAAATCCAGGAGAAGCAGTTGAAGGTGCTAAATGGATTTTATCACAAATTAATGATAATAAAAATACAATGTGTCTAGTTTCTACACACTTTCATCAATTAACGGAACCTTGTGATGAACTTAACAAATTTAAACGTTATCGTATTCCATTTATTCGTAATTCAAAAGGGGAAATAGAATATACTTACCAGTTAGAAGAAGGCGTATCAGAACAAAATATTGCTTTAGAAATGCTTCAAAAAAATGATGATTAAACAGATTTAAAGATAATTGTTTATGAGATAGTAATCACTTTCTTCTAGGGCATTATGAAGGTTAATTGTATAAGTTACGAAAATATTAAGCACGTTCAGACTGATATTGAATCTATACGTTTTTTATTTAAAAAAACAAAAGATAAACTCGAATTTGCTGCTGTTAACGGACATCACTATAATTGCCCCCCTGCATCTATTAATTTTTTTATTAATATGATAAATCCTGTATTTTTTACAAATGCCAAAGTAAATCTAGTTTTATTGGATCCTTCTGAATTTCCGACCTCTATGCTTCATACTCTTAAAGATGTTGATGGAATTTTAGTAAAAACACAATATTCCTATGATGTAATAAAAAACGAATGCACAAAACTAGGAATATTTACAAAAGATGAATTACATAATAAATTACATCTTGTTCAATGGAGAAGTCCTAACTTATTTGTGAATACGACAAAGGATTATGATAAAGTGTTATTATTTTGTCAAGATAAAGAAAGTCAGTTATATATGGAAATTGTAAAATTGTGGAAACCCGAATATCCGTTATTGTGTGTTGTAAACGGTAACGCAAATCGTTTTTGTGCCAATAGAGATAGAACAATTGACTATCCAAAGGTTGAATTTTTTGATACAATTCAAAACGATCAATTTCATAAACTTTTTAATCAATGCGTATTTCACTTATGTGTAGATAACAGTAGTGCATTTGATCATCTAGCAAATCAAGCTAAATTATCACACTCCATTCCTATTGGTTGTAAATCGGGTGGTCGCGCGGAACTATTAAATAAGGATTTTGCCTTTATTTTGGGTGGAAAACGTAAAAAAGGTAGAAAGGGAACAGTAGGCGGATCATTTACAACTACACTATCTACTTTAACCGAAGTTATGGAAGAAATTGTTACAACAAGTGAAGCATCAATTCAATCTATGATGAAATCTGCAGGAATAGATGCAATGCGTTATCAAAAAGAAACGGATGAACTATTTATACCTATTTTTAAAAAATATATTCTTATGGCTAGAAATACAAAGAAAGTCATTAGAGACGAACTTGTTGATGAAGATCTTCCAACGATTTCAATTATTACACCTACACATAACAGACAAAAACTATTTCCACTTGCAATTTACAATTATAATTCATTGAATTATCCGCGCGATAAATTAGAATGGATTATTGTTGATGATTCGGCAGAGGATAAACAAGTTGAAGCACATTTACCACCTACAGATCAAATGGGAAAATATAATATAAAATATGTTAAATTGAGTGATAAAAAGACTATTTCAGAAAAACGTGACGTTGGTATTAAAATGGCTAACCACGATTTCATAATGTTTATGGATGATGACGACTATTTCTATCCAGATACATTAAAAATGCGATTAAAAGCATATACTAATGTTAAACGTGATAAACCATATAAAAAGGTAATGGGATTTACTAAACTAGGTTGTTTTGACGTAGAACGGTATGTGTCGTGGATTCATATTCCAAGTCTTAGTGAACATTTATATGAATCTGTTGCGGGTAGTTCTCTATTATTTGAACGTGATTTTTATACAAAAGAGAATGAATTTGATGAAGATAGTGGACATAATGGTTTTAAACGGTTTTTTAAAGACAGGGAACATATGTTTGTAGAACAATCATGGGAAAACAATTTTGTATCTTTATCTCATAAAGGGTGTCTAAATGGAACACATGCACCAGATAAGCAAGATGCTAACGGTTGCCACTTTGGTTTCTCTAAAAAACTATTCGATTTTATCGTTGAATTATTTCAAGAACCGAAACAACCAAAAACAACCGAACTAAATGAACATGAATTAAAACGACTAGAAAATGCCCATGAAACAACTTCAAAAGACAACACAAATGAATCAGAATTAAACTCAGAAACAAAAGAAAATAACGAACAAATAGATCATATTGAATATGAAATTATTGAGGTCCCACAAGAATCAGTATAAATAATGACATGCAAGATAATTTTTATTTTTTTCCATTTAAACTAGTAAATAGTAGATTTACTAATCACTGTATTATAAAAAATGAATGCATCCTATTGCCCATCATTTAATGTGGTCAGTTGTCCTCAGTTTAACGGTTGTACGATATGTAATGTAAGTTCAGCAGAAATCGAACGTAAATATAATATATTACCGTATTGTACAGAAACCGATTTTTGTATTTCTAACAATACGACCTGTAATAGTAGTATTTATGTTGATAGTTGTATATTATCAAATAACATTGTAAAAATGGGGGTTGGTTTAATTGTATTATTTTTATATTCATATGCACATAAACGTATTACTGAAGTTCTTAAAATAAACAGATATGGTGAATCAAAACAATTTGTAATCCTTTCCTTATATACGATCATAAATCTATTTATTCCAATTATATTAATATTTACAACATATTTAATTTATTTGGAATATTTTGGCATATGTGCACTATCATTTATTTTAACGTGTTGTTGTATTCCTTCTGTATCACGGAGACGCTATGTTTTTAATAGATATTATAGACCGTTCATTTCACTATCGCATACTATGCCTATAACACCTCCCAATTCACCTATAGAAACACCTACAAATACAAGTATCAATTCTACTATAAATTCTATTCCTGAGGAGAATAGGGAAGATCTTCCTCCCGCATATGCAGATCTGGAAAATAGTATTCCTCAACCCACATCTGGATACCAAACTTAACAGATTCTAATTTATCATTATATTCATCACTCTTTAATGCTTTTTTAAAATCCACTAGTTTTTTACCATATTTGTTTTGAATTTCTAATGACAATTCAATTAATCCATGTAATAAATTTGCTAATTTTTTCATGTCTTCTTGATCGAATCCGCGTGTAGTCATCGCAGACGTTCCTAAACGAATTCCACCTGGACTTAAAGGACTAGTATCACCAAATACAGCATTTTTATTAATTGAAATATTAACAGCTTCACAAATTGTTTCTATTTTACTTCCAGTAATTCCTTTATTACGTAAATTAACAAGAACAATATGATTATCTGTTCCATCCGTTGAAATTGTATAGCCATATTTTTGTAATTCACTTGCTAAAACTCGTGCATTATCACGAACTCTAATCATATATTCTTTAAATTCATTTGTTTGAACTTCCAGAAGTTGTGTCGCTACCGCTGCAATCTTATTTTGATGTGGTCCTCCTTGTGTGCCCGGAAAAACGGAGTCATTAATTTGTTTTTCAAACTGTTTTCTGAAAAAAATCATACCTGCTCTAGGACCACGTAAAGTTTTGTGTGTAGTTGTTGTTACAAAATCGCAATATGGGAATGGACTCTCCATTAATTCTGTAGCAATAAATCCGTTAATATGTGCCATATCACATAATAAATATGCTCCAATTTTATCACAAATCTCTCTAAATCGTTTATAATCAAAATCACGTGGATAAGCACTACCTCCACATATGATCAATTTAGGACGGAATCGCATTGCTAAATCTTCCAATTGTTCATAATCAATATAACCATCCTCTTTAATTTGATATGGAAGTGATTCAAATAAGGTAGATGAGTGATTAATTTTTTTATTTCCAATATAAAATCCATGTGATAAATGACCACCTGAAGGTAAATCTAAACCCATAATTCTATCGTGTAATTTTAGAAATCCAAGATAACATGCAATGTTAGCAACTGACCCTGAATAGGGTTGAACATTTACACCCCATTCTTCTTTATTTAATTTAAACGCATTTAGTGCTCTATCACGACAACAATTTTCAACCTCATCAATAAATTCATTTCCTCCATAATATCTACGTCCAGGTAAACCTTCAGAATATTTATTTGTTAAAATAGAACCTAGACATTCCAAAACACTCGGACTTGTAAAATTCTCAGAAGCAATTAATTCTATTCCTGTTCTTTGTCTCGAATATTCTTTTCTAATAATTTCATATAGTTTAGGATCACGACGCGCTAAATTACGAAAAACAGAATTCATAATAGGAAAAATGTATAATCTATACAATATTTTAATTCTTAAATAAAAACAAAACCATTATATTCTTTAAAAATTGATTCATACGTTTATATTTATACATAAATATCTAGAATATCTTATAAAGATAGAGAGTACATCATGAATTCAATTGAAAAATTTGTAAAAAACATGCGCGAAACTGGTGTAGATGCAATACTAGAACTAAATAATAAAGATTTATTACAGTTAATTCTTGAAGCAAATCAAGCATATCGCGAAGGAACGCCATTCTTAACAGATGCTGAATACGATACAATTGTAAGTATGGCATATGAAAGAAAAGGAATAAAAACAAAATTAGACAAAATTATAGGTGCTCCTGTTGCAAATGAACGTAAAACTGTTTTGCCCTATTTTATGGGGAGTATGAATAAAATTAAACCAGATACAAATGCGGTTGCAGTCTGGAAAAAGAAGTTTCCTGAACCCTATGTTTTCTCCGCAAAACTAGATGGTGTGTCGGGTCTTTATGTTGTAAAAGATGGAGAAGCGAAACTTTATACTAGAGGTAACGGAACGGTTGGTCAAGATATTACCTTTCTTTTACCCCAGTTTAAACTTCCGGTAGTCGAAGGCGCTGTAATTCGTGGAGAATTTCTGATTTCAAAAAAGGCGTTTGAAACGAGATGGAAAGATACCTTTTCCAATGCACGCAATATGGTATCTGGATTAATTAATGCAAAAAGACAACCAGTTGAAAAGTATTCAGACCTTGAATTTGTAGCTTATGAAGTTATTGAACCACAAGTTATCCCTAGTATGGGTTTCCATTACTTGAAAGAAAATGGATTTAATACTGTTAAAAATGGTAAAATTTTAATGGCTAAAAATCTGACTAACGAATTTCTTTCTAAAAAACTAGTTGAATGGAGAAATTCACTACCATATGAAATTGACGGTGTTATTGTGACAAGTGATCACATGTATCCGCGTCGCAAAGAAAATCCCAAACATTCGTTTGCGTTTAAAATGGTTCTTTCTGACCAAGTTGTTGAAGCACACGTAGTCGATGTTCTATGGGCCGCAAGTAAAGATGGTTATTTAAAACCACGCGTTAAAATTACACCCGTTACCATTGGTGGTGCTACCATAGAATATGCTACTGGTTTTAACGCAGCTTTTATTCAAGAAAATAAAATTGGGGTAGGAGCAATCGTTAAACTAATCCGTTCTGGAGATGTTATTCCATATATTCAAGAAGTTATACAACCTGCAGCAGCACCTCTCTTTCCTAAGGTTTCCTATAAATGGAATGATACAAACATCGATATATATGTGGATCAAACTGCATTATCAAAAAATAATACATTTACCGAACAAATTCTAGTAAAAAATCTACTTTATTTCTTTAAGGGTATGGGTATAAAATACCTTAGTATTGGAAATATTACTAATCTTGTACGGCATAAATTTAATACAGTAGGTAAAATAATTGGTATGAAAGCAACTGATTTTGTTAAAATTGATGGTATGGGTGCCACAATTGGTGAAAAAATTGTATCTAGTATTGAAGATGTATTCAAAACAACAAGTCTAGTTGATATTATGATTCATAGTAATCAATTTGGTAGAAATCTCGGTCCAAAAAAAATAGGACTCATTATGAGTAATTATCCAGATATTCTTTCTAACAAAGAATCAAATGAAGTTAAATATAGTAAAGTATTAGGGTTAAACGGATTTGCCGAAAAATCTGCAAATGATTTTATAACACATATTCCTATCTTTCTTACATGGATTAATACAGAAGGCCTTTCAAGGTTTTTAAAAAAGAAAACATCAACAGTTAGTGTTACACATAACCCAACAACCGATAAATTAAAAAATAAAACACTCGTATTCACAGGATTTCGTGATAAAACGCTGGAGGATTTTGTTATACATAATGGTGGAAAACTAACAACAAATGTTACAAAACAAACAAATATGCTTGTATATAAACCAGGGGGGAAAGGTAGTAAAGTTGAAAAGGCAAAATCTCTAGGAGTATATACGGTTACACTTGATAATTTTAAAATATGGGTCTCAAAAAACTCTTAAGAGTTAAATACATCAATTAGAATATATAAAATTATAGATATAAAGACAACTATATTTTTTATTTAATAAAATAATTCTATATAACTGAATTATGTCTAGTTCTATTGGAAAACGCGAAAAACGCTTGTTATATGAATGGAAACAATTACAGAAGGAACCGATTTCAAATATAACGGCCGGACCAATTTCAGAAGATAATATTACAATTTGGCAAGCTACTATTCATGGACCAACTGATACGCCTTATGAAGGTGGAGTATTTCATATTAACATTACATTTCCCGAAGGATATCCTTTTTCTCCAATGAAAATGCAATTTAAAACACCTATATATCATCCTAATATTAGTAGATATGGCGATATTTGTTTAGATACATTAAAAGATGCTTGGACACCTATTTTAAATGTTGGAAAAGTTCTATTATCAGTTTGTTCTTTATTAACTGATCCAAATCCATCCGATCCATTAGAAAAATCAATTGCAAAACAGTATATTGAAAATCGTGAAAAATATAATCGTATGGCTAGAAATCATACATACACACACGCTGTAGAAAAAACATATAATTTTTTATCTCCGTCTATTATATCAAAACCTAAAGAAAATGAAGTTAATGAAGAATCTTAAAAGAATGAAACCACTTCATCTAGTGCTCGCTGTTGCTCTCCTTGTTGTATTAGTTGTTGTTGGTATGCGTTTAATGAACAAAAACGAAGGATTTAATAACAACACAAAAGAACCAGTAACTGTTTACTTTTTCTATGTTGACTGGTGCCCACACTGCACAAATGCCAAACCAGAAGTTGCTGCTCTTGAACAAGAATTAGCTACTCAAAACAATCTTATTAATGGAGTTCCTGTTGAAGTTAAGCAAGTAAACTGTGATGAAGAAAAGGAACTTGCTGCCGAATATAACGTAAAAGCTTACCCAACTGTTGTTGCTGTAAAAGGTAATGAAACCGAACAACTAAATAACAAAGTTACAAAATCGAACTTAAAAGATTGGTTATCTAGTCTTGTTAACTAAAGTAACCATTTATTCACAAAATATATTTTTTTATTAGATTATAGTAATACTATTACTTACTATGCCATCACAACAAAAGAAGACACGAAAAGGAATGTCGTTAAAAAACTCTCCATCAAAACGATTTCTTGTTAAACAACCTCCACAAGAAATTGATATAGAAGCATATGTCTTTGAAAAAGATATAACACAATCTTATCCATTAGAAAATGTAATTGTAGAACAAGATGAGGATATGAACGATACCTTTTATTATAAAGATGGTGATGATAAAATTAAATTAAAAAAAAAAAAAATTGGAGATGGTGCCACTGCAAATGTTTTTGAAATAGCACCACCACAACCCCTTTCGTTCATTTATAAAGAATTTAAACGCCCAACAGATCAAACAATCGAACTAAACATATTAGAATCATTAAAAACGCAACCAATTTTATGTAATGTAGTTAATTCTCATATCATTACTAA